TTTAAAACAAAATAGAAATGAAAACAATTGAAGTAAAAACTATGTACAAGGATGTAAAAAATGAATTACCCACTAACACTTTTGAGTGTATTGTGAAAATGTGGAATCAATTTAATGATACTTGGGTGACGGGAATTGGTATTTACGATATACCAACAAAGCAATGGGAAGTACGAGAGAATGAATTTGGTATTTACCCCGTCCATTTTTGGTTTGCAGTACCCAACCTTTAACACCAACAAAAGATGAGTGATTTCATAAAAGTGCCAATAAAACCACATTTTGGCGGTGAATATAGATTGGAATACGATGGCAAATATATCTCTTTATTTGGACTGGACACAAGGTATGAGGGTTTTAGGTTTTCGGATGAAGAACCAATTTGGTATGAAGAACAAGTTTTAATTCCAATTGTAGAAGAAATTAGAAACGCAAGACCAGAGATTACAGAAACGACAGAATCTTATATACTGATAACCTTTAACACCAAAGAGAAATGAAGTGGCTAAAACGATTCTTCACCAAATCAGAGATTAGAGAGGTATCTTTCTATACTGGAACTGATGGAATGAAGAAGCATAGTGAGTTTATAGATTGGGTAAATGAAAACGATGTTGAAATAATCAACTCATACATCACCTACCACAAGTACGACTATTCACATATACCACGCTGCATAAATTATGTAATTAAAATCAAACAAAAATGACACTACAAGAAGCAGTAACACTACTTGAGAATCACAACAAGTGGCGCAGAGGTGATGATACTTTAGAGATGGCAGAGCCTAAAGATTTAGGAATGGCGATTGAGTTGATTGTAGAACATTTTAACACCAAAGAGAAATGAAAACACCAATGCAAGAGTTAATTGAAGTGCTGAAAATCCATAGAGATACGGCAATTGAGAAAGCAAAGATGTGTGAGGCAAACGCAAAATCTTATTACGAGGGCAGAGCAAAAGCCTTTGAAGATGCTATAAGTTTTGCAGAACTACAACTTGAGAAAGAGAAAGAGTTTGCATTAAATCTATGGGGACAATATGAGAAAGAGTGTATTATATATAATGACTATTTAGGAGACCACGCATACTCAATAGATGCTATAGAATGGTATGACCAAACCTTTAACACCAAAGAGAAATGAAAGACACGCTCATAGACTTAATGAATAGAGACCTAACCGATAACGGTATAGAGAATGATTAGCTTAATACTTGTTACCATAATGGTACTCTATATGCTCCGCAGGGAATACCTTCGCTGCAAAGCGTTAGAAAAAATACTGAAAAGATATGAAGACGATACTACGAAAAAGAAAACACATTAGAGAACTACAGAAGTTTCTGGAGATGCTAATGATTGACAATGTCAATCTCTCTATACAAGCAAGTAGGTTCGGTTGGACTACAGAGTTGCAAGACACAATCACCAACAACGCTCTACTCATTCGTAAATACCAAAGAAGACTACGACTAATCAAACTATAATGGAAAGCAAAAGCTCAAATGTCCTAATCAACAGGAACAACCTCAACAACCTCTTTGAACTGTTAGTGCAGATTCATCTACGAGGACAACTCTCAAGAGATGAACAAACATTCGTTAAGAACTTCATAGAGTTACCTGATGCACCAACACGAGAGAACAGACAAGCTCGTAGAGCCAACACCCAAGCAATCAAGAAGCTATTTAGGGAAGAGGCTAAACGAAAGAAAGAAGAGTAGGTTAACATTGTAAACAACAATCATTAGCAATGCCATTTAAAGAAGGACAAAGTGGTAATCCTAAAGGCAGAACTAAAGGGAAGCCGAATAAGACTACCGCAGAGATTAGAGAAGCCTACCAAAAGTTAGTAGAGGACAACCTCACTAATATGACGGAGTGGCTTACACAAGTAGCAGCAGAGAACCCAGAGAGAGCGATGGACTTGATGCTCAAGTTAAGTGAGTATATGATTCCTAAACTCGCAAGGCAAGAGGTTACAGGAGCAGATGGTGCAGACCTATTCAAGAACATTAAGTTTGAGTTTGGTACACCAATCAACGAAAGAGACGAATGACAGTAACAGGGTTCAACCCTCACAAGGTTCAAGCAGAACTCTTACAATCTATAGTAGGTGGTAAGGAGAAGTACCACATCGCATCTATAGGTAGGCAGTTCGGTAAGTCTATGATGGGTATGAACCTTGCATTGTATTGGGGCTTCAACGATAGCCCCTGTAAGATACTATGGGTGTCCCCTGTCTACTCACAAGCAAACAAAGTACAGAAGGAACTGATGTCTGCAATCGCAGCCTCTGGTATAGTCAAGTCTAATAACTATTCCTCTTCGGAGTTGGAACTCAAGAATGGTAGTGTCATCTACTTTAGGAGTGCTGAAAGATATGACAACATAAGGGGTATGACATTAGACTACGCCATCATAGATGAGGCAGCATTCATTAAAGACGATGCTTGGAGCGAGGCTATCAAGCCAACTCTACTTGTAAGAGGTAAGAAGGTACTCTTCATCTCTACACCTAAAGGTAAGAATTGGTTCTACGAGTTATTCCAATATGGGCAGAGTGATGACTACCCTAACTACAAATCATACAAGGGCAGTTCATACGACACACCCTTTATCTCAATGGAAGAGATAGACGATGCCAAGAGAACAGTTCCAGAGCTTATATTTAAGCAAGAGTATTTAGCAGAGTTCATAGATGGTGGTGGTGAGGTCTTCGCTAATATAGACCAATGTACATTCCCTGCATACCCTAAACCACAGGGTAAGGTATTCGCAGGATTGGATATAGGTAAGCAAGAGGACTACACAGTCCTTACCCTAATGGATTCTAAAGGTAGGGTTGTAGACATCTATAGAGACAATAAGAACCAATGGTCAGTAATGATTGCAGAGGTAGTGAAGAGGGTGAGGCAGTTCAATGCCTCGTTAATGGTTGAGGTGAATGGTGTAGGTGACCCTATCTTTGAGCAGATAAAGAGTCAGTATGCAAACACCCATCCATTCGTTACTACGAACAAAAGCAAGAACGAAATCATAGAGGGGCTTATATTGGACTTTAATGAGGTGAGTGTACACATACCATCAAAAGAACTATTCAGTCCCTTATATAGCGAGTTAAGCTACTTCACATACGAGTATAGCCCAAAGACACGAAGCATTAGATACGGACACCCTACAGGATTACACGATGACACAGTCATAAGCCTGTCATTATGCAACTACAATAGAAAGAAGAACAAGACATATGGCACATACGCAGTTAGGTAAGGAGGTCACTATTAAGTTACCAGAGAGTGCAAGGGAACTAACTATAGAGCAGTACCAAAAGTTCCTCAAGGTTGAAGGAGATGAGACCTTTACAATGCTAAAGGCATTAGAGATATTCGCTAACATACCTCTCAAGGTAGCCTATGCTATGAAGGCAGATGACATAATGGGTATAGGTAACGACATCTTCACTATGATAAGTGCCAAGCACCCACTCACAAGAAGACTAACCTTTAGGGGCAGAGAGTATGGGTTTGTTCCTAATCTGGAGGAGATGAGCTTTGGCGAGTACATAGACTTGGATACCTACCTTGCTGATATGGATATGTTGCACAAGACTATTGGGGTCTTGTATAGACCCATAACAAAAGAGAAGGGAGACTTGTATGAGGTAGAACCTTACAATGGCACTGATGGATATTCAGACTTCCCTTTAGATGTTGCATTAGGTGCAACGCTTTTTTTTTATCGTTTAAGCAACAAGTTATTGAAGAGTACCCCGACCTCTTCACAGGAGGAGAAACCACAGACCTTTCAGCCTCCGCTAACTTTTCAAGGAAGTGGGGATGGTATGGAAGCGTAGACCACCTTGCAGGAGGAGATGCATCAAGATATGATTCTATAACTAACCTACCTTTGAGGCAATGTCTTACCAAACTCATATACGACAAGGAGAAAGCAGATGTAGAAAGAAAGATGCTTAAACACTAACTCAAAGAGGTGGTTAACTTATTATGAGTTTCTACGATATAACAACCAAGATAAGAGAACACCTCATTGCTAACAAGCAGGTGAACACCGTTACAGAAGGTGACATCTTTGAGGTAGACCTCAACAAGCAGACTATATTCCCTTTGTCACATATTATGATAAATAGTGTGACCTTCAATGACATTGGCATAACCTACTCTATGAGCATCCTGTTTATGGATGTAGCAGATGTGAGTAAGGAAGACCCAAGAGATGAAGCAGAAATATTCTATGGGGTAGATAACAGACAAGACATTCTAAACACCCAACTCCTTACGGCTAATGATTTAGTAAGCCAACTAAAGAGAGGTGACTTAATGCAAGACAAATACCAACTCAATGGTACACCAAGTTGTGAGCCTTTTGAGGATAGGTTTGAGAATCTATTGGTAGGTTGGAATCTAACCTTGTCTATAGACATTGCTAATACAATTACCACTTGTCCGTAGTAACTGAAAATACAGAGAGAGTCTTACGGCAATTTGCCGAGAGGGTAATCAAAGCAGCGAGACTTAATCTTGGTGCTACTCGTACTATCACTTATAATGATGGTAAGAAAAAGAGACGAAGACAAGTAAGCTCTGGAAAGTTAAAGGATAGTTTAGACTACTCAATCACTACAGGAGTACACCTACTTATGTCTTTCACTATGGAGGACTATGGTAAGTATATTGATGAGGGGGTAGATGGTACGAAGTACAAAGTGCCTAATGGAAGTAGATTTGGTTTTGATGGTAAGCAACCTCCAAAGAGTTCTATAAGAACTTGGATGGCTCAAAAGAGAGTAAAGGCAAGAGACCTAAAGACCAAGAGTTTTGTGAAGCAGACAGAGGCGAACCTTGACAGGGCAGCCTTNCTAATATCAAGAAGTATTAAACAACGAGGGATTCCAAAGAGTGAGTTCTTTCAAGCACCATTTAGATTAGAGTATGAGAAGCTACCTCAAGAGGTACTCAAAGCAGTCTCTATGGATGTAGATGAATTTTTGAAATTTACCAAGCGATGAGTATAATCACACCAACAAGTTTAGTAGGAGCAAGAAGCCCAATATATGTTACGGCAGGGTATTCTGCCCTTGCTTCATCTCTAACAGATGTAGAGTTTGAAGTATACATATGGGAGGGGTCAAGGTCTTCCAGACCTGCCTCTGCACAATACACTTTATTTAGAGACATCTTTGCAGGAACTGATGTATCCTTTGACCTTGCTCCTATGGTACAAGAGTACCTATCTAATGCTTACAAGAACCTTGATGGTACAACTGTAGCCTTCGCACCTAATGGTAGTGTAGTATGGGTACAGATAGATTACACAATCAACTACCAAAACAAAGCAGACCCACCTGTAACGGTGAATGTCACAGGAAGCTCGGATATCTTTGAGGCAAGTAATGGCTACCACATATTTATTGAGGCAGCAAACAAAGAGGTGAACAAAGGATTCGCAAGTGTAAATGCAGTTAAATACATTAAGGACTCTGGTAATGAGGTCGTGCCTGTATATCTCGGTAAGTGGGGTGAGGGCTATGATATCTATTGGGCATATAAGGATAGAGTTATTGCAGATGGTGGTACTGTTGAGGGAGGAAGTGCTTGTGCAAATATCGGTTTACACAAAGTAGAGTATTTAGGGGATAGTGGCTACAATGTAGACTTACCTATTACTGAAGCACAACTACAAGGGCTACAAGCAGAGGAGAGAGTGATGCTACTACCTTGTGGTGTTACCAACCTTACTACTTGGTTAGGTAGTGTAGGTGAGCCATTGACCTATGTAAATTACTACGACCTTAACCTAAAGGACAAGGATGGTACGACATTAGACACTCGTAGATTCTACCCAACTTGTGAGAGCAAGTATTCACCAAGCGTTATGCAGTTCGTAAACAAGAATGGTGTATGGGAGAGTGTTACCTTCTTTAAAAGAAGTGACTCTACAATAAGCACAACTACGAATGAGTACAGAAAGTCTTTAGGTAGTAGTGGTTCTACAGGGTTCACCTACGACACGACTGCTCACAAGTACCAACGCATAAACACCAATGGTAGAAAACGCTTCACCCTCAACACAGGTTGGGTAGGTGAGGACTACGATACTATTATGGAGCAGATGTTAATGAGTGAGCGTGTGATGTTAGATGGTCTACCTGTCAATGTTACTACCAACTCATTGAACTTACAGAAGTCAGTTAATGATAAAATGATTAACTACATCATTGAGGTAGAAGAAGCATTTGACACAAGGTATGTATAGAGTAAACCTTTACATTGATGGTCAAAGAGGTGACCTATTCCAAGAGGAGAGTATAGAGATAAACTTGAGTGTACAGAACATTAAGGACATCTCAAAGGTCTTTGGTGACTTCACCAATAGCTTTACTATACCTGCATCTCCTACGAACAATGCAATCTTTAAGCACTACTATAATGTAGACATCTATGGTGGGTTCAATGCTAATGTGAGAGTAGACTCTTTCATAGAGGTGAACAACAACTTATTTAGAACAGGTGTATTAGAGTTGGAGAGTGTGCAAATCAAGGATAGTCAACCCTATGCATATCAAGTAGGGTTCTATAGTAATGTCACTTCCTTGAAGGATACCTTTGGTGAGGATACACTTAACGACCTTGACCTATCAGCTCAAGACCATACCTACAATGACACGAACATTGTAGCAGGATTGAATGGCTTTGTAAGTGGTACAAGCAGTTCTATTGTCTATCCTCTTATCTCACCTGTAGCAAATTGGTACTACGACTCAAGTGGTAGTCAAGCACTACCAAATAACATAGCCTACCATAACCAAGCGGACTTACACGGAGTATTCTACTACGACCTTAAACCTGCAATTAAGTTGCAGAAGATTATAGATGCGATAGAGGCGAAGTATGGTATAGAGTTTCAAAGCGACTTCTTTGCATCTGCTGACTTTGGCAAGTTATTTATGTGGTGTCATAGGAGAGCAGGGTATATGTTCAAAGACCAACCTAATGGTAGCACTAATGAGATTATAAACTTCACGAGTGCAACAGGCTCTGGATTCAATACTACTACAGACAAGTTTACATTTAGTCAGTCAAGTATGACAGATATGGACTACATAGATGTAGCCGTAACTTCTACTGATAACTATGCTATTTCCTTATATGTTAATGGAGAACTCAATACAAAGAAGGAGGATACAGGGAATGCAACTGTAAGGTTTATAACCAACCCTAACGATGGTGATGTCTTTCAAATTAAGTTCTCACCTATATCAGCTTGGGATGCAAGTGCAATAAACCTAACGGCAGTTACCGCATCGTTTGTTATTGTTCCTATCACTACACCTGTAAACATTGCAACGGCTTCTACTTCAGCTACACAAACCTACACGGCTGATGTAGTCATTAGTGACCAACTGCCAGAGCAGAAGGTAAGCGACTTTATAGGAAGCCTTGTAAGGGCTTTCAACTTGGTTATAGTTCCTGTAGCTAATAACAAATACGACATTGAACCTTTAGACGATTGGTATGCAGAAGGCACTACAAGAGATGTTACGGAATACATTGATACAGAAGAAATCACTATCCGTAAGCCATCGCTCTATCGTAGAATCAATTTTAAGTACAACGAAACAGAAGCAATATTAGGTGAGCAGTTTAGATTGCAGAATGACATTGGCTATGGCGATTTACGAGCCGACTTCACATTTGATGGAGAGGAGTTTAGTGTTGAAGTTGGCTTTGACCATATGCTCTTTGAAAGATTGTCCAACCAAAACGGAGGTGCGTTAACTACAATAAATGTAGGTAAAAGTATCACGAGAGAGATTGAGCCGTATATAGGCTCACCACTTATCTTCTATGTAGCAGGGCAGATACGAGGCACGAGTGAGTTTGCTTATATTGAAATGGATGATGATAAAATCCCAAAGACTGACTTCCACCTTGTGAGTAATGTGAATAGTGATGTAGCAGGAACTGTAACCAAGACCTTGAACTTCGGTACGGAGGTAGACCCTTACCTGTTGCAAGGATTTAGTCAAGGGTTGTATAGCACCTATTGGAAGGACTACATCACGGACTTGTACGACACGAGTAGAAGAACATTTCAGTATAGTGGACAATTGCCTTTAGGCTTGATGTTAGCATTGAAGATAAACGACAAGTTGACGATAGGTGAAAGAAACTACATTATCAACCAAATGAAGTTAAA